CTACCAGAGACACCAAAACAAAAGTAATCATACTCCATAGGGGATCTTCGGATCCCCTAAATAATTTGTATGATGAAGTCAAAGATCTCTCCCAACCTAATCTCGTTCGTTACCATACGACGTGGGGACTGGATCATGAAAATTTCAGTGTATAAAAGTAAACAAGTGTTGATTGTTGCTCAGCACTATTACGACATAGATTTATTTGAGATCAGACATTTTTCAGGCAGTGAAGAAGCAGCAGATTATATTGAATTTTTAGCAAAAGGAATATCATGATTAAAGTGTTTAAATTAGTTACAGGTGAAGAAGTTATTACTGAAGTAAAAGATGCCAGCACAGGTTACGATCTTGTTAACCCTGCAACGATTATCATTCAACAAGGTGTCAAAGGAATGAGTGTTGGACTAGCTCCATTCATGCCATATTCTTCTGGCATAATCCATCTGTACTTTACATCGATCGTTTCTGAAGCAAATGCCGAAGAAAAGATGATTACCGAGTACAATCGTATTTTTGGCTCTGGAATCGAAGTTGTCTCTGCCAGTGCCCTTTCTGGGCTGAAACTGTCCTAAAAACCCTCTAAAACGTCCTTGGAGACCCTTTTTTCGGTCAACTAGGCGTCTACCCACATCCAACGTCCAGATACGTCCAAGGACGTTTTAGCTCTCTGGGGACTGGAAAAAAGTCCTTTAAAATCAATGACTTAGCGTTACACCCTAAAAACCACCCGAAAAGACCCGAAAATAACCCTACAAATCGTAAGGTTTTGTGAGAAAGTGCTTTACAATAATTCAGGTTTCCTGTATAATTCTATTATGGAATCAAGAAAGGGACTGAAAATGACTGAATTCGAAACGAAGTGCTACGGGATGTCTGAAGCCGATATTCGTGAGCAATACATGAATGGTTTGACTGCTCAGCTGACTGGCTTGGAAATGGTTGCGATGGGTGTCTTGTCTGATGCGCAAGAACTGATGTCTTTTGGTCATGCTCAGGCAACTGATCAGGCTCGCAAAAACATTAACATCGCCAAGTTCATCTTGTCTGAAATGATGGAAGATCGTTTGCTAAGCAACAATGCCAAAAAAATTCATCATGTCGCAACTGTTTAAGGAATATATTATGAACACGATTTACAAATCCAAATCTGAGATGCGTGCTGAAACCGAAAAACAAGTGAAGTTGTTTTTAAAAAGAGGTGGCTCTGTTGAAATTGTGAAAGCACGCAAAGCACCAAAGCAAACTATGCGTACTAAAACTTCTCGTGGTTTTATCGCTGGTACTTCTGGCTTTGCTGTTGGTTTCCCTTCAAAATCTTTTGTTTAATTTAGGAGATACATATGTCAAACGAATTCAAATCTTGGGAAGAAATGACAGTTCTCGAGCAGTATGCTTGTCAGTTTTGGGATATGTATAAAGATGCTTATGGTGTTCGCCCACGTGGTATTGACACCAGTAGCTGGACTGTTGAGCAGTTCGAAGATGAGTTTGAAGGACTTAGTGTAGCTATTGAGCAAGAATCTATTGCTCGCAAGGAAGCAGAAGCGCAAGCCAGCCACGCATTCGAAATGCGTATCGCTGATCTTCTGCGTAGTGGTGCCAAAGATCGTGAGATGGCACTTCGCTGGGTTCACGAAGCTGAAGGTAGTAATGGTGATGATGAGTATCTTTGTTTCTGTGTTGGTTTGCCTTATGGTTATTTCAAAGAAGAGATCATTCAAGATCCTTCAGAGTGGGCAGACATTGGTTGCGAGTTTGACGCAAAGGTTTAATTATGAGAGCATTCCAAGAAACAACTAAAGACTGGGTAGGTAAGGTGAGCAATCATATCTATTATCTAACTGATAATAAAGAAAAGATGGTTGCCTTCTACAACGTAGATACTGGTGAGGTAAAGAAGTTTAGCCAGCCCATTCGATTTGATAAACGATACAGAACATTTAAGGAGTTGAAACGCAAATGAATGTAAATAAATTCTTAAACACACTTGCGGTAAATGCTTCTCGGAATTTTAAAATTGAACAACTAGAAGCAAACAAGAATAATAAACTTCTTCGTGAAGTTATTCGGCTTGCACTTGATCCTTTCACACAATTTTATATTCGCAAAATTCCAAAGTATACACCAAATACAGATGAAGGTATATCACTTAATTTTGCTCTAGATTCATTGTTTGATTTATCTTCACGTTTGGTAACTGGTAATGCAGGTATCGCACATCTTACAGGAATGCTTGAAGCACTGAATCAAGATGATGCTAAAGTTATTGAAAGAATTATTCAAAAGGATTTAAAATGTGGCGTCCAAGTATCAACTGCAAACGCAGTGTGGGGTGGCTTGATTCGAGAATATCCAGTAATGCTTTGCAGTCCATTCGAACAGAAGTTGGTAGACAAAATAAACTACCCAGCATACGCCCAGTTAAAGATGGACGGGATGCGATTCAACGCTATCGTCAGAGATGGTAAGTGTGAATTTAGGAGTAGAAATGGCAAAGAAATTTTATTACTTGGCAATTTGGAGCAAGAGTTTATTAATCTTGCTGGCGATGTTGATTGCGTTTTTGATGGTGAACTTCTTATAATGTTTGATAATGATATTCAGTTTGCAGATCGTCAGACTGGTAATGGTATATTGAATAAAGCAAACAAAGGAACTATCTCTGCCAAAGAAGCATCGATGGTTCATGCAACTGTTTGGGATGTGATACCTTATGTTATGTTTGAAACTGGACATTGCTCAACATCATATTCACAAAGATTTTCTTCTTTGCAACTTCTTATCAATAAACAATCTTCTAAAAACAAAAAGATCTGGTTGGTAACAAGTGATATCGTACAAAACTTAGATGAAGCAAAAGTTCTTTTCGAAGGTTATCTCGAGAAAGGTCTTGAGGGAATTATTCTAAAAGATGGTTCAGGTGATTGGGAAGACAGACGTGCAAAACATCAGATCAAATTCAAAGGTGAATTAGAGTGTGATCTTAAGATTGTTGCTATGGAAGAAGGCAAAGGCAAAGCAGAAGGTATGCTTGGTGCAATAGTTTGTGAATCTGCAGATGGAGTTGTAAGAGTTTCAGTTGGTTCTGGCTTTAGTGATTTGCAACGCAAACAATATTGGGCTGAAAATTTAGTTGACAGAATAGTCGCTATCAAGTATAATAGTCGTATAACCAACAAACAAGGTGAGGAAAGTTTATTCCTTCCAGTGTTTATTGAGTTACGTGAAGATAAAGATATTGCAGATTCGAGTAAGGATGTTAAATGATAATTGAGTCTTTGATAAAACAAAAAGTGCCATTTGATTTAGAGAATACTAGACATGTGAATTTATATAAAGGTTTCTTATCAAGTAATCGTTGGGGTACACGTGGGTGTCCATTTATTTTAGAGTTTCCGTATCTTACTATTCCTGATATGATAAAGGATAAATTGATACATAAATTTTTGAAAGTGAAAAAAGCAAAATGAAAATCGCAATTAATACATGCTATGGTGGATTTGGTATTTCAAATAAAGCATTTGAAAAATTACTTGATCGCAAAGGTATTGCATTTGATAAAGTTGATAATGAAGAAAATAGAACATTCTTGGGTGCGTCTTATTTTGAAGCAGGACATGCTGGTGATAATGATTACTACCTAAGTGATTATCAATTTTGCGAAGATCGTACAGATCCAGATTTGATTGCAGTAATTGAAGAGATGACTAAAGATGTAGATGGCTTTGCATCAGATATAAAAATTGTAGAGATTCCTGATGATGTTGAATGGCAAATCGATGAGTACGATGGTATAGAATGGGTTGCTGAAAAACATAGAACATGGAGCTAATATGAAAGAAGAATTAGATAGTTACTTATGTAAGACGTATCCAAAGTTATTTGTAAATCGTAATCTACCGATGACAGAAACAGCCATGTGCTGGGGTTTCTCTTGCGGTGATGGTTGGTTTAATATTATCAACCAGTTATGTAGTAACATTCAGCATGTTATTGATTGGTCTATTCAAAGAAATGAATCTGCACTAAAATGGAATGCAGAAAATCCTGATGATCTACGTGACATACCAAAAATTGTACAACAAGTTACAGTTGATCAAGTAAAAGAAAAATTTGGTGGTTTACGTTTTTACTACACAGGTGGTGATGATAAAATTAGTGGAATGGTTAGTATGGCTGAATCAATGGCTTCAGTTACCTGTGAAGAATGTGGTAATCCAGGAGAAGGACGCTATGGTAGTTGGCTTAGGACTTTATGCGATAAGCATGAA